ATTTTCAATCTCTCCTAACATTTTTATGATTTCTTTCCTATAATCCATACAATCATACCTCCGATCAGCAGTCTCCTGATAACAGTATATGCCCGGCTTGTGGGAAATAGAACCGAACATCAGTTCGTTTTTATCATTATACCACCGATATTTCCCCTTGGCAACTGCCAAATATACACATGGGCTTTTGTTATTTCGTAGGCAAACTTCGAAATTTCAAAGAAAATTTCGCGAATATAACATCTGATATTGCAAATTTCCTTGGTCTCGCTCAACTCCTGCATCTGGGCGGAACAAATTTGTTCCGCAGCTTCTTTTGTGATCTGCGCATCTCTGCGGTGGCGTTCTGCTATATCATGTGACGGTATATGCACCACACAGAATATTTCGTAAAATATCAGGATGAGTACGACTATCCTGTATCTGTTCTTTTCCATTACTACCAACTCTTTCTAAAAATATATCACGCATTATAGCACAAACTTGTGTAATTTTTCCGGGAAGTGCAAAATCATGGAGTTTTTCTGCAAAAATAATCTATTTTTTTGATGTTTTACTATGCACAGTTTGTATGAGGTGGTATAATATTGTAAAATTTTAACAAGGGAGGGGATTGTATGGGACTGATAAAGTGTCCTGTATGCGGAAAAGAGATAAGTTCTGATGCTGGTAGATGTATTCATTGTGGACATCCGCTTCACCGAGCGCAGATTAAACAAGTGCCGGAAAAGAACTTGTGTTATAGCAACGCACATTGGTTTTCTTATGTATTTGTTGGGATTATGATATTTTTCTCCATTGGGTATTATTTTATGAACAATGGAATTAATATTTGGACAATTATATTTGCGCTGATCGCTATTGGCTCGTTTCTTACTTTTTATTCAAAATCAATCACTTTAACCAATAAGGCGGTCTATATACGCAAAGGTTTTTTCTTTACTCACAATGCAGATATTCCTTTAAGCCAGGTATCGTCCATAAGTAACGATCAGGGGCTTTTAGGCAGCCTATTTAATTACCAGACGGTCACAATTACTTGTGCCGGAAAGATATTCAAAATGGATATGATGAATAATGTTGAAAATTTGAAGAATGAATATATCAAAATTCACTCTGGAATGGATTGGAGAACATTTTAAATGGCTAAAAACAATAAAACCGGAGGATGTGGCACTGGGCTTGGGATATTCTTGGCGATTTACGTAATTGGTTTGTTGCACGAGTATTGGAAAGTTGTTGTGGGAATTGTAGCCGTTGTAGCAATATTGGCTCTAGTGTATTACGCTACAAAAGGAAGCATAGACCGGGATGTTGCTAAAACGAATAAAAGATTGGAAGAAATCCGCAAAAGTACGTTTAATGGCGAAAAATTAACTGGTGGAATTTATGTTTCTGGACGCGACATTTCTGCCGGATTATACGATATTCGTGCAATTGAAGGTTATGGAGATATTCAAATAGATTGTCTAGAAAAAGATACTCATTTAAAATTTAAAAACAACAAATTATATTTGAGTGAGGGGCAAATATTTAGAAATGTAGAGCTTAAATCTCAATCTCGAATCCTGATTCCAGTAAATATGACCGTTGATTTATATAACTGTAGAGAACTTCCAGCGCCGATTCCAGAACCAATTCAAGAACCAATGCTGGAGCCCAAAGTCCCAGAACTTCCGGTATATCAGCCGACATCCAGAAAGACTTTTAGCATGAAAAATATTGACGGGATGGATGGACATGATTTTGAATATGTGTGTGCTGATATTTTACGGGCAAAAGGGTTTCAGAATGTCACGGTTACAAGAGGCAGTGGCGATCAGGGTGTCGATGTCATAGCTGAACAATCTGGTATCAAATACGCGGTTCAGTGCAAGCGGTTCAGCGGTTCTGTAGGAAATAAAGCTGTTCAAGAAGTGCATTTTGGAAAAACATATTACCATTGCCATGTTGCAATCGTAATGACGAACAGCTATTTTACTAAGTCTGCCAAAGATGCTGCAAGCGAAAGTAATACCATTTTGTGGGACAGGGATGATTTGATGCCATACTTTGAAGAATACATCAAAAGCAGGAATCCTGAACAGGAAGCACCTCTACAGCCTTTAGAGGAAGAGGAATCCCGAAACGATATTGCGGAAAACAATCAAGAAGAAGTCATTCATTATTCGACATTGCCAGAATATGACGCAAAAAGTGGAATATATCCGGCTGGCTATTATGCCATAGGAAAAACGCTTCCTAAAGGGGGATACGTTTTTAAATCTCGTGGAGATGATGATGGAGTTATTGCAATCTTTGAAACCTCAGATGATTTGTCAAAAGAAGAAAACGATGTTTTCTTTCATTCTTTCACAGGAAGCTATTTCCTAGCACTGATTGATGATAATAAATTTATAGCAATAGAAAACGCAGACGCACAAAGAGTATATGGTGTAAACTAAACAAGAGGGGCAGCGCCCCTCTTTCTCTTTGCCTGTCGTTCTCGCAGGCAGTCTCTCTATCCACACATCCTCCCGGACACAGAAACCATATTTTGCGAATTATGTCAAACTTTAGCGCTTTACACTAACAATTTTAAGTGCTACACTTTGTTTGTGGGACAATAATACCACGAACAGGAAGAAAAATGTGTGTGCTGTCAAAATCATTGCGTATTTTGACAAAATTGAGACTACGAAAGGAGGGCGCGCATATGAGAATAGCCATATGTGACGATAATCAGCTTGAAGTTGACTTGTTTAAAGAGCACATATCGGGATTCTTGCGGCGCAAAGGAGATTACCGGTATGAAATTAGCGAGTATTCAGCAGGTTATCCGCTTGTTGAAGATGTAAAAGAAGGGAAATGGTACGATGTAATTGTACTGGATATGGTTCTGGAAAAGGAGAACGGTTTGGAGATTGCGAACCGGCTCCGGGATATTGGATATGATGGAAAGATTATATTCTGGACAGCCGACGATTCCCATCTGCAAGAGGCATTCGATGTCGGGGCTATGCAGTATGCGGTCAAGGGCAAGGAATACGGCAGAATATACCGGGCTATTGACGAGATTCTGTCACAGATGAAGGATGAAACATTGACGTTCAAATTCCGCGGACAGATTAACCGGCTCAAATATGATGAAATCGAGTACATTGAAAGCCAGGCAAGGGTTTGCCATATTTTTGCAACAGATAACCGATGTTTCGTGACCACTTGCAAGCTGAACGATCTGGAAGAAAAGATGTCTGATAAGCGATTTTTGCGTTGCCATCAGAGCTATCTCGCAAACATGGATCACATTCAGTCGGCGGGTGATAATTTTGTCATGGATTCTGGCGATATTGTTCAGATAAGAAAAAATGGGGCAAGGGAAATCAAAGAAAAATATGAAAATTACATAATGAGATAAATAAAAACCGCCAGCGTCCGGAGGGAATTAACCGGGCTTACTGGCGGTTTCTGCTCACAAAGGGTGAATGTATGGAACACATTTATTATAGCATTCTATACAATATGCCGCAAGTGTCATTTATCCATTTCTGTGATTCTTTTGAATGTTCCTTTCGGAATAAATTCAAATACAAATCCCTCATCATTCGGATACGGGATGCGGATGAAGTACCATCTCAGTCCTTTACTGTCAGTTTCCACATACTTCATTACCTCTACAACTGCACCTTTTTTCAGTTTCGGAAACAGTTTTGACGGGCTGTTTTTGTTTGATTTTGTATAACATTTTGTGTCCTTTTTTATCTGCGCTATGTAGGCTCTGGTGTTCATTTTTGAGTTTTGGTTTGGTGTCGCAGTATCTCCAGATAATGAACCACTGGTAATTGCAATTGCCACATGATGATCGTCATTCAGGAGAACATCTCCTGCCTTAATGTAGTCACCAGATTTCAAATATTTTGGGTCTGTCAAGACTTTTGCACCTGTCTTTTTTAATGCCTGACGCATATCGTAAGTAGTCAAATAAATGCTAACTGCTTTCAACTTTGCATTGTCCAGACGGTATCCTGCGCCTTTTATGATAGCTGCTGTACTGGCACTACAATCACTCTCACAGTCTTTTTTTATTTTAGCAGGGTCATAGCCATTGGCTTTGAGTTGTTGCCAAAATGTGTATCTGTCATTGCTGTTCCCTACGGTTCCCTGATCGTAACCAATATGGTTGTTTTGAGCTGCTTTTGTTGCCATATCTGCAATCATATCGGCAATTGTTTTATCTTCGAATCTCAGAACGCAGAGCCATGGTCTGCTGTACCAATTCATAATCTGATATTCTGTTCCGGTCTGATCGCCGGCTTTTCCGCCTGCATATCTGCCGTTCTCATCATGCCCGCAATTACTAATTTTTACTGTTGCCATTTGTTGTACCTCGCTTTCTGGAAAATGTGTTTTTAGTGCATTATAAACAAATCTCTGCCTGTCCTTATATGCTCCCACTTGATTCCCTGTGTCCGTCTGGCAGGCTGCATAGAGACTGTCTAATGTATATGGTTTCTGAGTCTTTGCCAAAATCCTCGTTACCGCTCCCTGCCCGCCTTGGTGCCTAAAGTTCACGCACATAGCTTGCGCTCTAGCGTCCGTAACGCCCTGTTTAAGGGCTTCGTCTGCGTAGGTGGCTAATTGTTCATCCATAAGGCTATCTTGGCATTTAATGCCCAAATCGGACGAAATAAGGGCAACTATGGTATTAGCAAGCTGTGATACTCTGGAAATATTAAAACATTCCCAGTTTGCGGTCTGAACTTGTTCCAGAAGTCTTACCTTGTCTATCTTCTCCCACTGTTCCGGGCTGGCATCGTAAATTCGTTCCAGAAGTGCCTTGGCTTCGGTTGCGTACCACTGTCCTGCCCCGATTGTAATTGCGTGTTCTTCAGAAGAATTGGTGTAGGCTTCTGTGAAGTCGGAATAATCCTGCTGTCCGTAAACTTGCCCGCCGGTTTCGACTGCATAAATAATCTTCCTGAGAACTGCTTTTTGCTCATTTGTCAATACAATCCGCTCCTTTCATTGTTTAATCAACCATTGTATTCTTCGAATCTGTATTTTTGTTGAATGCTCGGATATTTATTGCGATCAACTTCGCTCATAAACATGTCAAGCGGTCTGGCATATAATTTCCTGTTTCCGTACAACGCCCTGTAAATCATCATGTTTTCTTTACTTTCCGTATGTTCAGCCAATCCAACAATTTCATACAGATAGTCATTTGTTCCCGGATTCCTGATTGTTTCCCGTTTGAAATGTCTTACGATTGTTCCTGGTTCTGGGATGTTCCTGTCATATTTATTCATGCACGTTGCTCCTTTCTGTTAAATACTCATTGCAAGCTCCGTATTTGCCCCTAAAATCAATTTTTATATACTGTTCGAGGATTTTATCGAATCGCACATAAAATCAATGTATGAGCCAAATACAAGGTTGTTAATAAAAAATGGTTTGCCTTGGGCTGAAACGAACTAAGAATGTCAGGGTCAAATAACGCTTATTTGACGAT